AGTTGAAGTTGAAGTTGAAGTTGAAGTTGAAGTTAAAGTTAAAGTTAAAGTTAAAGTTAAAGTTAAAGTTAAAGTTAAAGTTAAAGTTCAAATTCGTTCATTTAATATAAATGAGAATATCTATAATATTATATGGTGACTCTTGACAATATTCATCAAGATAAGGTTGGAGAAATAAAAGATAAAGACATTACAGCTTACGAAGGTGAATTGAAAGAGTTAACCACTAAAAGAAATGAGTTATTAAAAGATACATCAAGTCAAAACTCCGCACAGATTATGAATATTAGTGAACGCATTCGCGAAACAGAGAAAAATATAGACATGCTAAAATCAAACGGATTTATGAAAGATTATTACTTAGAAGCGGGAGACATATTATTTAAATATTATGAAGGAATCGAAAATGTAGAAACAACACGGACAGACGCTTCTCCAACAGATGGTGGCATTTTATCATATCTTGGAACGGCAACAGACGAAGAAACAACTGGAGATGAAGTATCCGATACATCAGATACTTTTGATTTCTTTGATATTCCAGCTTCTAGAGAAGATCTCAGACATATGTATCTGAAGAAAATTGATGTTGAGGATGAAACAGATACGAAAAAATCCACTTCTAAACTCAAACCAAAACCCAATGTATGTGCTAATTGTAAAACAGAACTATCGCATATTCATGCAGAAGGCGTTGTAGAATGTAAAACTTGTGGTGTTTTACACAATATTATAAATGATACTGATAGAGCATCATATAAAGACCCACCAAAAGAATCATGTTATTATTCTTATAGACGTTCTAACCATTTTAACGAATGGATTGCCCAATTCCAAGGAAAAGAAACAACCCAAATTCCAAGAACAGTTTTGGTTCAAGTTGTTAATGAAATTAAGAAGGAGAGAATACACAATCTGAATGAATTATCTACCCAAAAAGTTCGTTCAATATTAAAAAAACTCAAACTAAACAAGTATTATGAGCATATTCCTCATATAATTAATCAACTCAATGGTCAGCCACCACCATATATGTCAAGACAAACAGAAGAAGTATTGAGAATTATGTTTCAAAAAATTCAAGGACCATTTCTCGAATTTTGTCCCAAAAAACGTAAAAACTTCCTTAGTTATTCATATGTTTTACATAAATTTGTTGAATTACTTGGAATGGATGAATTAAAACCATTGTTTCCCTTATTAAAGAGTAGAGAAAAACTTGCAAGCCAAGACATGATTTGGAAAAAAATCTGTGAAAAAGTTGGATGGCACTTCTATAAATCTATATAGCTGTATTGTGCGTATTATTGGGCCGGTGCATTTTAATAGGCCACGTCATTATTTTCGCCGCTCGGCGCGGCCTCTTCGACGGGGTGAGCCTCTGGCGATGATGCGGGTCTGATGAAACAGTTGAATCGCGGATTTTTATGAGTTCTCCTCCTACACTTCTTGCCTCTCCACTCACAATTCCCATGCGTTGGCTTGTTCTCAGGCTTATACCACATAGCCTTATCACAGTCATCCTCAGTTTGACCCCCACAACTGCTTTTTATATATTCATTACTTTCCCAAAATTCACTGTTTGGTGTATTCGCGGAGCTGTTTGATCCCCCTTTTACGTTACAATCCGATACTGGGAATTCGGATGAATCGGCCCAATTTGGCACACACTCTCTCTCCGCATCTGACGACTTATCCCACGGCTTTAACCAACGACATGGTCGGTTCCATTTATCTCTGCCCCAATCACACGCCTGTCTGTTTGGATGGGCTTTACAAACATCTACCACGTCCGACCCGGCGGGCGAGCCCGAGAAGGGGTCCTTAGGTATACATCTTCCAGAACCGCCGGCGTCGCTGTCCCAGTTACAATGGTTCTGGTAACCACATGCACTGTCTGACCCATCCATCTGGAAACAATTCTCAGAGGGATGTTGGGCAAATGATTCAATTGTAAATAATCCACTAAAAATACATACATAAATAACAAGAAAAATCAGTATGGCGCTACCAAGCACATATACTTGTATATTTTCCATTATTAATATAATGTAGAAGTTTTTTCAAGTCCTGACCAAAATATTTGAATTGCGTCTAACATTTCTTCGCAATTATATAGGAATAATTCTTCATCTTTTATACGATTTGATAAATATACAGATTTAAGTTCTTGTTCTGTATGTCTTGCATGTTCTTTTTCTAATTTTGAATGAAATGTCCAAAAACCTAATGGTAATGGAATTTGATTATTATCTTTTCTTTTCTTGTTAATTTTACGAAATCCTTCAACTAATTCATCCCAAAAACCAGCTTGTGCCCAATTTTCAATAGCATATGATGCGGCAATAGCAGTAGTATCGTATGAACTACCATATAATCTTGATAATTCATCACATAAATATAATGTAGATTTACTACCGTGGTATCTCTTTCCAAGGTCATCATAATTAAGTTGTAAACCTTTTCCGACATCAAGCAACCATTCAAAGTGAGCAGATTTGTGACTATAAATTCCATCTTGTATAGAGCCATTTGAATTAAATGCAACACCTAATTCATTACATAATATTTCCTTACCATCTCGCATTTCAGTTTGTGTTGGTGAATTAATAATTTTCAATAATTGTGCAACTAAAAAGAGTTGACTAAAAACGCTAAATTGTTGTACAAAGATGGCTTGTTCTTTCGATGACATATTTCCTTTTGCGAATTTTTTAGTATAAGTGTTTTCTGTAACAACCGGATGATTAAGTACAACTTTGGAAACTTTTCTGTGGAAAAGTTTCCATCTATATAAATCTACAAACTTACTGGGTAATTGTAATGACTTAATTGGAGTGAATAGCAACCAATATAGCTTCATTTTAAATAATAATATGTATAAAGTATTAGAAAAAATCTACATATTCGAACTTGCCTTGTTTTTTTGTAAATCTTTAAATTTTTGTACGGCATCGATTCCTATATCGGAATACGCATGAAAACATAGAATTTTAATCCAATCAAACGTTTTGTTAATGTTATCATATTTGTTGTTATTTCGCATTATTATTACAAGATCTTGAACACGCCCTATTAATGCTTGGGCATAGTTAACATCTTTGGAATTGGTTAAAGTTTTCTGTATTTCTTCGGATGGGTCGTAGTTTAAAAAAAAATCAACATTATTGGAAAGTATATTTGATACAAAAACATCTCTCAATACATTTTGCTGAAAATGACTAATAATAGTCCTGGCATTAACATGTGTAATTTCAATAAAAGTTTCAAGTTTTACTACATCAGATGTCAAGATTCCCATCTTTTTTAGATCTGCGACCAAATTATGAAGAGAGGTGTTAAATTGGGAAAGATGGCTCATAATATATTATATGTATGTAAAACTTATGCTTAAAAAACGAATAATCCAAAATGAATAACCCTAAAATCCATACGGAGCACCTGTTTCTAAATTCCAAAAGAGATTTGTTTTTCTCCAAGTATCTTCTTCTTCTTCATTTTTCTCTAATATTCTCAAATCTTTAAAAGTTACACCAATCTTGCGACCATCGTATTCAATGACCAGAATATCTGTTGTACCAGAATTTGAGTCGGAATTATCAGTGGAATTGGTAGGTTTACTACAGGGGGATAAATTCGTATTAGATGATATATGCGATACATCAGATATATTTGAAGAACTGGTAGGGTGATAATGTTCTGATAATCGCATAGACAGTTCAATACATGCACCTTCTTCGCTTAATCCCAATTTAAGCAAATTTTTCCGAAGTTGTTCATGACTCATTTTTCGAATATTTTCCTTTGTAGGTATGGAACTATTCAATGAGTTTATAAGAGATACATTTTCAGTATTTTTCTTATTTTTAGGTTTATCCTTTGTCTTTTTTTCTTGACTATTCTTATTCGGTCGATAATAATCTTCAAGTCGATTAACGAGAATATCTTTATTGCCATCTGTGGGTAAACAGAATTCTTGTAATTTTTTGGTAATATCTCCCTTTTTCATAAGTCGAATCGCTGATTTAGACGGGATTTTAGTTTTTGTTTCAACTGGTGTTTTTTCTGTTTTTGTAGTACTGTCTAATTTTGAGTTATTAGAATCATAGTAATGTGTTCTAATACGGCTTTGTAACTCTGCTCTTTTTCCATCACTAGATAATCCTAAATCTTTTAAAATCTCAACTGCTTCGCCCTTTTTAAGCTGATTAATCTCTGTCTTAGTTAGTCGCAACTTAACAGTCATTATAATTTTATGACAGTATATGGGTATTTACTTAGTAAGTCTTTTATCTCTTTGAAGATAGAACTCTTATCATTTTTTTTGAAAATATATGTCATCATTTTTAAATATAGTGTTCTTGTATGGACTTTGACAGTAATGTTCAAATAATTTCAAAGAGTAGTAAAAGAGCAAGAGGAATAAGAGTGGCACTGGTTACAATCGCAGCTTGTATGTATGTAATTGCACTTTTCAAATCAACAACATATTCGGCATCTACAATGGCATGTTTAAATCAGCCAAATGGCATTGTTAATGGTGGAGCAATATTTATGACTGCTGTTACAATACTCTTCTTTTATGGAAGTTTTTTTACCATTTTTGATTTTGATCAACCAATGCCTATTTTAATTTGTATTTTATTATGTGCGATTGTTATAGGATTGGGAGTTCACTACTATTTTAGATGTTTTGAAATTAATAAAGAAATTTCAACTAATTTGAATGAAGGTAGTGCCATTCAGTCATTATATAGTCAATATAGTCAGCTTATGGAAGGAGTGAAACCTATTTCAAGATGTTTAACATATCATACTGGAGACTATTACAAAAATAGAAATACAAAATGTGTAGCAATTGAAGGATGTCTTACATCAGGTACAGCATCGTGTGATGAAAATAAGGGAGCAAAATTAGTAGATTTTTATGTTGCTTCAAGTCATCAAAGTTGTGTGGCTCCATTGTCATCTGGTTCGGGTAATTATGTAAGTTCTGAGATGTTAAAAACAGTTCTTAATGCTGGTGCTCGTTTTGTAGATTTTGATATATTTGCGCATATTTCCGATGATGAAGTTATTCCAGTTGTTCGTTCTGATTTGAATAATGAAGAATCTCACAACTATATTCTACTTGACGAGATATGGGAAACGATAGATAATTATGGATTCCCTGATAGTCATGGAGATCCTCTATTTGTACATTTAAATTTAAGAACTAACAATGTTGAAGTTGCAGATAAAATAGCAGAATCATTTACAAAGTCTATTGGTGGTCAGCATCTATTGGATGTAAGATATTCTTATAAAGCAAAAAAATCAATTGCAAGAGAACCTATATGTAAATTTTTTAATAAAGTTATTCTTGTAGTAACCGGTGATACCAGCCATACTCTTTTAGATGAACTTGTGAATTTACATACATCACATAATGCCAGAATATTAACTGCGGAACAAGCTAGAACACCCGTTAATCCCAGAAGTTTTGCATTCTCAAATCAAAATAAATTTACAATTATTAGACCCGAGATTTATGATACAAATACAAACCCCGAAGATGCATGGACACACGGTTGTCAAGCCTTTATGATGAACTATTGGAATTTAGGAACATTAATGAAAAATCATTGTGATTTTTTTAAGGAAGCTTCATATGTAATGAAGGATTTTCCATTACAAGAGAGACGTATAACAGCAAAAGTTAAAAAACAAAAGAAACAAAAAGTCTAACATTCATTATAATATATTTTGGACAATAGAACACAATCTTTATTTATACATGATTTATTAGTGTTTGTACTATAGCAACATTGTAATAATACCTCTTTCATATTAATACAATCGCTATTATATTTCGTACATTTTTTATCAAATATATCATTAAGTATAATACACTCTTTACTGTATTCACCCCTTTTCCCACATTCATTTTGTATTGAATTAAATATATGAACACAATATTCGGATTTTGTAGACATTAAATAAATTAGCTAAATAAAATTCATTATAGAATGGTTCGTTTTTATAACCTTGTTCTTACCTTTCAACAAACTTGAACTTTCTTTCTTTCTTGGATGTACTCTTCTTGTTTTTGCCTTTTCTCCCATACTCATGATTGAAATTGTGTCATTGTTAATCAGATGAATATGTAGCTTATCTCGATTTTTACACATAGTCTTATGTGTATTTGGTATTTTTTTCATAAAACATGGAGCCGAATTGAACAATTGTTTGGGACCCGTTGCAGTATTGAACACATGAACTTCGTGTAATTGTTTACCCAAATCCGAATCAAGTAAATCAATAGAAATGCGTCCACCTAATGAAGAACCGACCAGTATGACTTTATATGTTGGATATTTTTGATATATTTCAGTAAGATTTTTCTGTGTTAATTTATAACAATTTCTACATTTTTCCATACCCAGTAGCAAAAAGGCATCTGTTAATAAATCATTTTCCTCAATTTGAAATAAATCTGTTCCTCTAATTGACATAATTACCTCTTTTTTCTTGTGATTAGAATAAGTTACATATTTGGTTGTTGTCATATCACTTATTATTTCATATCCTCTCAATTCTTTTAATCCAAGACTTACTTTTCTTGTTTTTTTATGAAAAACCTTATTTCTTAATTGACTGTCTTCATCTAATATCCTACGCTTAGGATAACTGTGTGCGGCTAAAAGCGCATATATTTTAATTTTATCAATTGGCATATTAACGATTAAGATATTTTTAATAGAATGATGGAACCATTATGCATATGGTGTTAGTATTGAATGTTTCGTTTTATCAATAATTATCCACATTCCTGCACATATTGTTGAAAAATGTCCATATTGGTTCATACCCAAACTCAAGTTATTTGTATGATGTAGTAACATTGCCTCAAATAATGAATCAAAATTGATTTCTTCATATCCAATATATTTCTGAATATAATGCATTCCAAATATTACCATAAAAAAGGTTAATGCGATTGTGTTTGGTCGTATTCTATAATAAACGGAATAATTCAAAATAAATAAGCAAACAAGAACAGTTATTATTGTTGTAATCGTATCGCTGTCGAGTATATATGATATAATCCCTTGAACGTTGCTTCTGTCAATATTAAATTTTTCTTTACAAACAGGACACTTATAATCTTTTTTGTGATTTATCCATTGTTGTAAACATGACTTATGTACCCATTTCATACTCCCAGTACATTTACAAGGAGAGATGAGTGGTTCTGGGCCAGTGTCAAAACAAATTCTACATTCCATAATTCAATAATCTTTATTTGTCTGATAAAATATATTCAAAATTTTACTTTGGTTGGTGTACAACCATTTATCATTGTTCCCCTCTGGGAAAGTTGAGATACCACGCTCCAGGCGGAACTCTTTCAATTTCCCTTCTTCTTTCATTTCCGCGTCTGGGTGATTGGAGATACCACGCTCCAGGGGGGGCACTTTCATTTTCCATGAAATCATCCATGTCAATTGAACCCAGTCGTGTTTCTGTACGGCTAACCATCGCTGGTCTCTGTAGATTATTCCATAAATCTTTCTCCTCTTCCGTTGGTCCGTCACTTATCAGTGGGGCAGTCCTATTAAGTCTATATCTATGTTCTCTTCTACGATTTGCTTCAATTTCCCCACTTGTTGGAGTAGGTTCATTATCAAGCGGAGGTGTATTAAAACTTACAAATGGATGAGGGTGATTTGGTCTTGAAACATCAATATCCTCAAATGAATCTTTTGATTCATCCATATATGAATTCTTTGATTCATCCTTTGATTCTTCCATATTTGAATTTTGAGAATCTTGTACACTTACATCATCATTTCTATTTCCCTCTGTAACATTTAACGAAAGATTACGCATATGCTCAAACATATCTTCGTAATCATGTACACTTTGTCGTCGCGGCCTTGCTCTATCTACTGCTCTTTCTACTTCATCTTGTGCATTAACATATGGACCTAATTCTCCTCGTCTTTTGGCAAGGTCTGCTTGTTCACTCCAATATCTTATAATGTCTACATCTCCAATAGATGATAGAGTTGTAGCTGCTTGTGTTAATTCATTTTCACTTGGTGTAGGACTTTCATCATCAGCTCCTCCAGTAGTTCTTCTTCTATTACGTCTACTTCTTCTTAGACGAGGTCCTACATTCGATGAATTGTAAATTTTTCTTATAGTTTCGAGAGACTCTTTCTGTTCATCTCTTGTAGAGCTTTGTTCTGCAATACGACTACTTCTTCTGGGTTGAAACATCTCACCCAAATCATCTTCTTTTGCCTCAGATTTTTTTTCTTCTTGTGCTGCAATACGTCTACTTCTTCTGGGTACTGGAGTAGATTGTTCATCCTTTTTTAAAGAACTCGCTACAAGGGGACGCAATGAAGCCGCGATGTTTGAGAGTGCCAAGCGTCTTTCAACACGTTCTTGAATTTTACGCCGTTCGTCTCTAACTGCTTTTGATTTTGATTTTGATTCTTTAACCTCATCTTCAGAATCAGATATTGGTTCTTCAACTGTAGAGTCCGATTCTACATTATCATCACTTTCTGATTTGATATACTTGGGAATATAAGGCTTTGGAGACCGCCTAAGGCGCCCACTTCTTCTAAGTTCAGGCTCACTTTCCTTCATTTCTGGTACCCCTTCCTCTTCTTCATCTGAATTCTCATCCGTCAAAGACTCCATATAAGAGTCTCCAACTTCTCTAAAAAATTTTTTTATATCTTCTTTATATTTACGCCTTTCTTGATCCTCCTTTTGTTTAAGTCCTGACTTAATATATTCAATGCGCTTACTTCTTCTAATTTTAGGCTTATCTATCGCCTTCCCTTGCGCCTGCGTTGTTAGGTTGACGATCTTCTCCGCGAGCTTCTTCACTTCATCATCATCATCAGAATCATCATTCTCATCGGAATCATTCTCATCGGAATCATTCTCATCGGAATCATCATTCTCATCAGAATCATCATCCGACTTGTTTAAGGGCCAACGCAAATCAGACTCCATTCTCCCGCTCAAGTCGCTCCAGATCGGCATACCATATTCTTCCAATTGGTCTGTTCGAATATTAATTACATAATTCGCCTGTGGGTCCGTCGACGCGGAAATAGCTGGTGGGGCTCCAATCTTTATAACAGTTCCATCATACCATTTGGTTATATACCTAAATTGTACTTTAGAACCAACAGGAAAACGCGGTTTCCAGTCCTTGAGCTTAGTAACCTTTTTAAAATATTCTTCATCTTTCTTTTTGATTTCTTCTTTTAATTTTTCTTTTGCTTTTTCTTTTGCAAGTTTAGCATCTCTCCAAACTCCTTCATCATGTCCATCATAATGACCGTACCTTTCTGGAAAGTCGTCTGAAGAAAGTCCAATATTAAGCTCACTCATGTTGTCCCTCCTTTTCTCAATTTTTGGCCTTTCGTTTTTGCGCCAATTCGATACATCAATAAATGTTGGTTTGTCTTCTAATTCTATAGCAGGAATATGACTATAAATAAACTTATATTTCTTCCCCTGTTTTGGGACTGCTAACTCTTTCCATTTTTCTTTTGGTGGTACCTTAACTATAACTTCTTCTCCAGTAGGTAAGGTTAAACCTATACGTTCACCTTGCCTGTAGTCGTCATTTACGTAAACATTATATTGTTGAACATCAGATGCTTCTTGAGTATCAATATTCATGTTTTTGAAATTCTTATAAAATCTTTCGAGTTCTTTTCTTGCCTCTATACGATCATCTGAGGTGGGAGGACGTATACGTCGGTATTTTTTTGCATCACTCTTTTTATTTTCAAAGTATTCGTCAAGTGACGCAAGCTTTGTCTCTAAATCGGTCTGCTTTGTCTCTAAATCAGCCTTTACCATGCTATCTCTTTCTTCATCAGCCCTTTTTTCTTCATCAGCGTTTTCATTGAATAAATTTGTCAAACTTTCACTTACACCATATTCTGGTTCTATTCTTTCATATAATTTTTTGTATGTATTTGTCAAATTCTTCGATGGCGGCGGCGGAGGCGCGCGCACGTCGGCGGCGGCCATGGTGGTGAAGGTCGCGGGTATGATATCTGTCCACTCTACATCGTAGCCATCTTCCAAGACCTCGTTGACGATGGCTGGATACCAGTCGTACAAGTCCGTCGCGGCGATGATCCCGTCCGCTTCCTCGTCGATGATCGGGCGGCGTGCCTCGACTCTATCGCCGACGGCGAAGGCATGTGTGGGGGGCGCACGCGTCCGGGCTGATTCGCGCGCCGAGGGGTGCGTCAAATTATTTGTTCCACCTGTTTTGGATATTATTGGTGTTTCTCCAATAATAATTGATTCAT